GGTTTTTCCAAGTGGGCGGGATTTTTGGCAAATGGGGTAAAACGGCGGTCGAGGGGCGCGAAGTAGCGTCGAAGTTGGCATGGAGTCAGGCCAAGGTTGGCATGATGTCGGGCTGATGCAGAGCCGAAGTTGGCATGAGGTTCAGCGAAAGGAGGCGGGAGCGTGGAGAAGGCGCGATGGGTTGAACGGATCACGGCCAGCTGCGTGGCGGCGGGGACTTACCGGGAATGGTTCGCCGACGTGATCGACACGCTGGCCGCGATCCTGGAGCGCCGGGACGAGGCCGAGGCGCTGTTCATCGAGCAGGGCGGCGAGGTGCTGATCGAGCACACCAACAAGGCCGGGGCGACCAACTTCGAGCAGAATCCCATTCTGCGCATGGTGAACGACCTGAACCGGGACGCGCTGGCCTACTGGCGGGACCTGGGCCTGACCCCGGCGGGGCTGAAAAAGATCGACGAGGCGGCAATGAAGCAGCGGAAGAAATCCGCGTTGGAAGAGGCGTTGAAGCACCTTGGCGGCTAAGGCGACGCGGGCGAAGCGCTACAAGAAAATCGCCATCGCCTACGCCAAAGCCTGCGCCGCTTCGACTGAGATCGCCTATAAAACCGCCGCCGAGGCGCGGGCCGCGGGCGTGAACGTCTGCGGGGCCGAGGTCGCCGCGGCGGCGAAGCGATTCCTTTCCGACCTGGAGCGCAAGGACCTGACCCTGCGCACCAAGGACCCGGATTTTGTCTGCAACATCATCGAGCGCGTAATGGTGCACAAGCAGGGCCAGGCGCTGGACGGCACCCCGCTGACCAATACCCCGTTCCGACTACTGCCATGGCAGGTGTTCATCGTGTACAACCTGCTGGGGTTCTACTACAAGGGCCGCCGGGAGCGGCGCTTCAAGGAGGCCCTGATCTTCGTACCCCGAAAGAACGGGAAGACCTTCTTCATCGCGGCGCTGGCCTTCGGGTTGGCCCTGCTGGAGCGCAAGAGCGGCGCAAAGCTGTACATCGTGGCCGCTTCGATGAAGCAGGCCCTGGAGAGCTTCGAGGACATCCTTTACACCCTCCGTTATCGGGGGATGGCCGGGGAGTTCAGGATACGAAACAACAATGCCGAGCACAGCATCCACCTGGACTTCCTGGACGAGGACGGCAACCCGGACGGATTCATCCACATCGAGGCGCTGGCCTCCAACCCGGACGCCCAGGACAGCTTCAACGCGCCATTCACCATCGCCGACGAAATCCACGCGATGAAGAAGGCCGCGCAGTATAACCGCTTCAAGGAAGCGGGCAAGGCCTACACCAACAAGATCATGCTGGGGATCACCACGGCGGGCGACAACGTCAATTCGTTCTGCTACCGCCGCATGGAGTACGGCATCAAGGTGGTTACCGGGCAGGTGCAGGACGACAGCCTGTTCGTGTTCATTTCCCGGGCGGATCAGGACGAGAAGGGAAACGTGGACTACCTCAACCCCATCCAGCACCAGAAGGCCAACCCCAGCTATGGCGTCACGATCCGCCCGTCGGACATGATGCAGGCGGCCATCGAGGCCCAAAACGACCCCCAGCAGCGAAAGGACTTCCTGTCCCGCTCGCTCAACATCTACACCACGGCACTGAATGCCTGGTTCGACCTGTCCAAGTTCAAGCAGAGCGACGGGAAATACAGCTGGACGCTGGAGCAGCTGGCGCGGCTGCCGGTGAAGTGGTACGGCGGCGCGGACCTTTCCCGGATGCACGATCTGACCGCCGCGGCGTTGTGGGGGCAGTACCAGGGCATCGACATCTGCGTCACCCACGGCTTTTTCCCCCGCACCGAGGCGGCGAGGAAGGCGGACGAGGACGACATCCCCCTGTTCGGCTGGGAGGACGACGGCTGGCTGACCATCTGCAACACGCCGACGGTCAACTATTCCGACATCGTGCTCTGGTTCACGCAGATGCGGGCCATGGGCTTCAAGATCGCGGCCGTGGGCCACGACATGAAGTTCGCCGGAGAGGAATACGTGCCGCTGATGAAGCGGGCGGGCTTCAAGATCAAGAACCAGCCCCAGCTGTACATCCTCAAGAGCCGGGGCTTCCGGCACATCGAAAAATCGGCAAACGACGGCACCCTGTACTACCTGCACAGCGACGCCTATGAGTATTGCGTGGCCAACGTCCACGCCATCGAAAAGACCGACGACCTGATACAGTACGGCAAGGACCCATCGGCGCCGAAGCACAGAATTGACCTGTTCGACGCTTCGGTGTTCGCCTGCATCCGCTGGATGGAGGAAACGGCCAAGGCCGAAAACGCCTGGGAGTGGTGATGAAATTGAAAATTTTTGAATGGCTGCGAAAGGGACGCACCCAAAGGCAGCGGGACCAGACCGGGGGCAGCTTCGCCCTGTGGTTGGCGGGGGATAACGACGAGTGCCCGGTGGGCTACACGCGGCTGAGCGACAACCCGGAGATTCAGACGGCGTGCCTGCGCATCGCGGAGCTGATCGGCAGCATGACCATCTACCTGATGGAGAACACCCCAGGCGGCGACAAGCGGATCGTCGACGAGCTGAGCCGGGCCATCGACATCACTCCGTGTGACAACATGACGCGGATGCAGTGGATGACGGCCATTGTCATGACGCTGCTGTTGTACGGCAAAGGCAACAGCGTGGTGGTGCCTCATACCTGGAAGGGGATTATTCAGAGCCTGGAGCCCATAGCGGCGGACCGGGTGACGTTCCAGCCGATAGGGAACTCCAGGCGGGATTACCGGGTGTTGATCGACGGCGTTCCGCGCCGACCGGGCGATCTGTTGCACTTTGCATACAACCCAGACCCGCATTACGCCTGGAAGGGCCGGGGAGTGACCGTGACGCTGAAGGAAATCGCGGCGAATCTGAAACAGGCAGAGAAAACCAAAACCGCATTCCTGTCCAGCGAATGGAAGCCATCGATCATCGTCAAGGTGGATTCCATGGACGGATTCTTCAAGGACAAGGAGCAGCGCAACAAGTTTTTGGAGAGCTACATAAGGCCGCCCTACCAGGGCGCGCCCTGGCTGATCCCCGCTGAACAGATTCAGGTCGAACAGGTCAAACCTCTGACCCTGGCCGATTTAGCCATCAAGGACACGGTGGAGATGGACAAGCGCACCGTAGCCGCGGTTGTGGGCGTGCCGCCCTACCTGCTGGGCGTGGGCGAGTTCAACCGGGACGAGTGGAACAGCTTTGTGGAAACGCGGGTCAAGACCATCGCGCTGATCATCCAGCAGGAAATGACCCGGGCGTTGATTACCAGCCCGAAGCGGTACTTGCAGCTGAACTACTGGAGCCTGGTGGACTACGACCTGAAGCAGATGTCCGACGTGCTGCTGGCGGGTGCGGATCGCGGCTATGTGAACGGCGACGAGTGGCGCGACCGGATGCACATGCAGCCCGCGGGTTTGACCGATTACGTTCGGCTGGAAAACTACATTCCCGTCGAGGACGCGGGGAACCAGAAGAAGCTGGCGGGGAACGGATGAAGCTGACACTATCCTGCCCCCGGGCCAGCTACGATGGGGAGATGCGGATCACGTGCAGCGCCGGCGGCCTGTGCGGCCACCAGCGGTATCTGCGCTGCAAGGGCTGGTGCGTACTGACAGATCAGGCGGGCCGGTGCCCGCTGAGAAAGGATGATGGACATGGAGAGGGCCATGAGGCAGCTGCGGACCGTGGCGACGCAGTTCGGAACCCGTGAAGACGGCGAAGCGCCCCACATCGATGGCTATTTCGCCGTCTTCAATTCCAACTATGAAATCGCGCCGGGCATGAGCGAGAGCATCGCGCCGGGCGCTTTTTCCCGGACCCTGTCGGGGGACATCCGGGCACTGATCAACCACGACACCACCCTGGTGCTGGGGCGGACCAAGGCGCACACGCTGAGGCTGTCCGAGGACGAGCACGGCCTGTTTGGCGACATCACGATCAATCCGAACGATCAGGATGCTGTCAACCTGTACGAGCGCGTCAAGCGGGGCGACGTGGATCAGTGTTCGTTTGGGTTTGAGATCGTCCGAGAAGACACCGAGGTCGGCGAGGACGGTTCCATTCACTGGACGATCCAGGAGGTCAACCTGTTCGAGGTGTCCGCGTGTACCTTCCCGGCCTACGAGGCCACCAACATCTCCGCGCGGGAAAAGGAGCGCGACCTGCTGAAGGCGCGCAGCCTGGAAGCGTGGAAGACACAGATGAAAGCGAGGATTCACAATGGCACTGAAGGCGCTGCTGATTAAGAAGCAGATTGACAACACGCGCAAGCAGCTGAAGGCGCTGCTGGAGAAGCGCGAAGCGAACAAGGCCAGGGAGGCCGAGCTGGCCCAGGCCATCGAGGAAGTCGAGACCGAGGAGCAGCGCTCCGCGGTCGAGGAGATGGTGCAGGCGTTCGAGGCCGATCAGGCCGAAAACGAGAGCGCCATCACCCGGCTGAACGACGAGATCGCGGGGCTGGAGCGCGACCTGGAGAACGAAGAGGCGAAGCAGGACACCGAGCCGCACGCCAACCCCACCGAAGACCCGCAGACGCCTGCGGGCACCAATGAAGAACGGAGGCATGAAAGCATGAACACCCGTGTACAGATTCCCGGCCTGACCCTGCGCGACCGGCTGGCCGCCATCGTGACCCGGGAAGAGGTCGCCAACTACCTGAGCGAGACCCGCGCCGCCATCAAGGAAAAGCGGGCCATCACCAACGTGGGCCTGACCATTCCCAAGGTCATGCTGGGCCTGCTGCGCGAGAACGTGACCAACTATTCCAAACTGTACCGCCATGTGACCGTGCGCCCGGTGGGCGGCGAGGCCCGCATGCTCATCATGGGCGTGGTGCCGGAGGGCATCTGGACCGACTGCTGCGCCAACCTGAACGAGCTGTCCCTGGGCTTCAACGACCTGGAGATGGACTGCTTCAAGGTGGGCGGCTTCTTCACCATTTGCAACGCCAACCTGGAGGATTCCGACATCGACCTGGCCGCAGAGATCATGAGCGCGCTGGGACAGGCCATCGGCTTGGCGCTGGACAAGGCGATCCTGTACGGCCGCAACGCCGCCACCACGATGAAAATGCCCCAGGGCGTGGTCTCCCGCCTGGTGCAGACCGAGGCGCCCAGCGGCTACCCGGCCACGGCGCGCCCCTGGGCCGACCTGCACACCAGCAACGTGATCAGCATCACCGCCGCCAACAGCACCGGCCTGAAGCTGTTCCAGAGCATCGTCCGGGCCAGCAAGGCCATGAAGGGCAAGTACAGCCGGGGCGAAAAGGTGTGGATCATGAACGAGAACACCTACAACGACCTGGTGGCCGAGGCCATGGCCATCAACGTGGCGGGCGCCATCGCCAGCGGCGTGGACGGCGTCATGCCCGTGGTGGGCGGCATCATCGAGGTGCTTTCCTTCATCCCGGACAATGTGATCATTGCCGGATATTTCGACCTGTACGTGCTGACCGAGCGCCGGGGCGCGCGCTTCGCCTCGAGCGAACATGTGCGCTTCCTCCAGGATCAGACCGTGATGAAGGGCACCGCCCGCTATGACGGCGCGCCGGCCATCGCCGAGGCGTTCGTAGCCATCGGCATCAACGGCACCACGCCCACCTCCACCATGACCTTCCCGACCGACACGGCCAACGCTGCGTAAGGGGGACCGTGGCGGAAGGGGGACGACCTCTTTCGTCACGGCTTCGCCGTGCCACCTTCCCCTGAAGGGGAAGGCTAAAAGGAGTGTGAGCAGATGGAGACGCTGCTGACGATGCTGAAGACCGATCTGGGGATCAGAACGTCCACGGCCTACGACGCGCGGCTGACCCAGCTGCTCACCGCCGCCGAGTCGGCGATCCGCAAGGAGGGGGCGTCCACGCTGGACGCCTCCGACCCGCTGGACGCTCAGCTGATCGTGATGTATGCCGCGTGGCTGTGGCGGCGGCGGGACGAGATGACCGGGATGCCGCGAATGCTGCGCCTGGCGCTGAACAACCGTGTATTCGGCGAGGCTGCGGGGAGTGATGGCGATGGTTGACACCGAGATCACGCTGATCCGGCCCACCGAGCGATACCAGGATGCCGAGGGCGTATGGCGCGACCGGGGCGAGAGTACGCGGACGATACTGGCCCGGATGGACGACGTGACCCGCGCCGAGTTCTTCGCCGCCGGCCAGAACGGCATGCGGGCGGAGTTTCGTTTCATCGTGTTTCCCGTCGAGTACGAGGGCGAAAGACTGTGCGAATGGAACGGGACGCGCTACGCCATCTACAGGACGTACCACGTGCCCGGCACCGACGACCTGGAGCTGTACGCCCAGAGGGAGGCAGGTGTCACCCGTGGCGCGTAAGACACCCATCGACCAGCTGAACAAGGCCATCATGGATATGCTGACCGAGTACGGCAACGACGTGGCCGGGAACATGGAGCAGATCGTCGAGACGATGGGGAAGAAGGGAAAGCAGGCCCTGCGCAAGGAATCCCGGCGGGCGTTGAAAACCGATACCGGCGAATATGCGAAGGGCTGGCAGGTGAAGATCGAAAAGGAACGGCTGAAAACCACGGCCACGATCTACAACGATCATTACAGCCTGCCCCACCTGCTGGAGTACGGGCACGAGATCGTGAACAAAAAAGGCGGTCCGGGCCATGCCGCGCCCCACCCGCACATCGAGCCAGTGGAGAAGGAACTGGTGGAGACATTTGAACGGGAGGTGCTGAAGAAACTATGACGCGCGCACAGATCGCCGCGATGATCGCGGGCTTCGGCATTCCCAACGCCTACGGCAAGTTCGACGACGAGGACGGCCAGCGCCCCCAGGGGCCGCCGTACATCTATTTCAGCTACACCGACCGGGCGGACTTCCACGCGGATGGCGTGAACTACGTCAAAATCGTGGAGCTGACCATCGAGCTTTGCACCGTTGCCCCGGATTTCGTTCTGCAGAACGCCATCGAGGCGGCGCTGACCGCCGAGGAGCTGACCTTCGACCAGCCGGACCAGGAGTACGACGACGGGGAAGCGATATACATAACGACCTACACGACGGAGGTGCTATTGACCAATGGCGAATAAAGTCCGCTACGGCTTCAAGAAGCTGTATTACGCGCCGGTGACGTTCGACGAGAACGGCACGCCGACCTTCGGCGCGCCGGTGGCGATTCCCGGCGCGGTGAGCACGAACCTGAGCAAGCAGGGGGACACCTACATTTTCTATGCCGACGACGGCAGCTACTTCGAGCTGGGCGACAACGCCAGCTACGAGGGCGACCTGGTGATCGCGCTGATCCCGGAGGCATTCCGGGTGCTGGCACTGGGCGAGGTGCTGGACGGCAAGGGCGTGCTGTTCGAGAACGCCAACCCGGAGCGCGGCCACTTCGCGCTGCTGTTCGAATTCACCGGCGACGAGAAAGCGATCCGCCACGTGCTGTACAACTGCACGGCCAGCGAGAACACCATCGAGGGACAGACCAAGGGCGAAAACATCGAGGTGCAGACCGAGACGCTGACCATCACTGCAAAGGCGCTGCCGAACGGCGGGCCGGTGAAATCCCGGACCGGCGCGAACACCGACGCGACGGTATATAACGACTGGTATACCAGCGTCCACGAGTTCGTGGCGCCGACGGGCGGCTGATCGACGAGGGGAGGGCCATAGGGGCCTTCCCCGTTTTTGACGTTGAAGTGAGTGACCGCTGCGGCGGGGACCTCATCCGAACCCGCAAGCGGGGCCACCTTCCCCAAAGGGGAAGGCTTTGGGGGAGCGACCTCTTCCGACCCGCCGCAAGCGGCGGCCCACCTTCCCCTGAAGGGGAAGGCTTTGGAGAACATGAAAGGGGATTAAGCATGGCCATTACAAAGCAAATCGAGATCGACGGCAGGCCGGTGACGTTCAAGGCGTCGGCGGCGCTGCCGAGGGTGTACCGGGTCAAGTTTGGGCGGGACATCTTCGAGGACATATCCAAACTGAAAACGGCCACCGAAGGGGAAAGCCCCGAGGCTTCGACGCTGTCGCCGGAGGTGCTGAACCTGTTCGAGGATGTGGCCTACACCATGGCGAAGCACGCCGACGACAGCGTGCCGGACACCGTGGAGGAATGGCTGGACGGCTTTAACGTGTTCAGCATCTACTTCATACTGCCGCAGATCGTGGAGCTGTGGCGGCTGAACGAAAAGACCACCGTCGCACCGAAAAAAAAAGTCGAGCCATAGACCGGCCCATGACCACGCCGCTGTTCCTGCTGCGGTGCCTGCAGATCGGGCTGAGCCTGCGGGATTTGGAGCTGGTCACGGCGGGCATGGTGGTGGACATGGCGACGGAGCGGGGGAACGACGAGGCGGAGTGGGACGAAATCCCGACTCAGGAGGATTTTGACAGGTTTTGATGGGGGTGCTCGATGACGCGGGGACCTCATCCGTCAGCGCTTCGCGCTGCCACCTTCCCCATCGGGGGAAGGCATAGAATGCGGTGGCGGCAAATTGCCGCCGCTACGATGATACGCACACAAGGGAGGCCAATATGGCAAAGTCGAGCGGGAAGAAGATCAGGGGCGTGACCATCGAGCTGGGCGGCGACGCCTCGAAGCTGCTCGATGAGTTTTATGCCATTGACGCGGAAGTCAAAAAGACCCAGGCCGCTCTGAAGGACACCAACCGGCTTTTGAAGCTGGACCCGGGCAACGTGGAGCTGCTGACGCAAAAACAGGGGCAGCTCACAGGCGCCATACAGGGCACCGAGGAGAAGCTGAAGGCCCTGAAAGACGCCGCCGCCCAGGCCGAGCAGCAGCTGGCCGACGGCAAAATGTCCCAGGCGCAGTTTGACGCCATCCAACGGGAGATCGTCGCCACCGAACAGGACCTGAAGAGCCTGAAAGACCAGATGTCCAACTTCGGCAGCGTCGCCGCACAGCAGCTCGCCGCCGCCGGGCAGAAGGTCAAGGACCTGGGCGACAAGCTGGAAAAGGCCGGGATCGCCCTGTCGAAGACCGTCACCGCGCCCATCGTGGCCGTGGGCACCGCCGCCGTGGCCGCCTTTACAGAGGTCGACGACGGGATGGACATCATCGTCAAGAAGACCGGGGCCAGCGGCAAGGCGCTGGAGGACATGGAGGACGCGGCGAAGAACCTGGCGACCTCCATCCCCACGGACTTCCGCACCGCCGGCGAGGCCGTGGGCGAGGTGAACACCCGCTTCGGGCTTGTGGGCGACGCGCTGGAGAGCACCAGCCGAAAGTTCATCGAGTTCGCCGACCTGAACGGCACCACCGTCACGTCCTCCATTGACAGCGTGCAGGCGGCCATGGCGGCCTTTAACGTGGACGCGGACAAGGCCGGGGCGATCCTGGACATGCTGAACAAGGCGGGGCAGGAGTCGGGCACCGACATCAGCAAGCTGACCGGCGACCTGACCAGCAACGCCGCGGCGCTTCAGGAGATGGGCTTCGGCATCAACAGCTCCATCGGCTTCCTGGCGAACCTGAACAAGAGCGGCCTCGATTCGTCATCGGTGCTGGCCGGCCTGAAGAAGGCGCTGCAGAACGCCACCAAGGACGGCAAGAGCATGGACCAGGCCCTGTCTGAGCTGACTGGCAAGATCAGGGGCGCGAAGAGCGAGACCCAGGCCATGCAGACCGCCACCGAGCTGTTCGGCGCGAAAGCTGCCCCGGCGATGGTGAAGGCCATCCGGGAGGGGCGGCTGTCATTCGACGAGCTGGCCAACAGCATCAAGGACTACGGCGACAGCGTGGACCAGACCTTCGAAAACACGCTGGACCCCATCGACCAGTTCAAGACCACGCTGAACGAGCTGAAGATCGTGGGCGCGGACCTGGTCAACGCCGCCGCGCCGCTGATCAAGAGCCTGGCCGAGGGGCTGAAGAACGCCGTGTCCGGCCTGCGCAGCGCCTGGGAGGGCCTCTCCCCGCAGATGCAGGAGACGATCATCAAGCTGGCGGGCGTGGCCGCTGCCGTTGGCCCGGTGCTGGCTGTGGGCGGCAAGCTGATGAGCGGCATCGGCAACCTGATGGGACTGGCACCGCAGCTGGTATCGGCGTTTGGCGCGGTGAAGACGGCGCTGTCTGCCGTGTGGGGCGTGCTGGCCGCGAACCCCATCGCGCTGGTGATCGCCGCCATTGCCGCGCTGGTGGCCGCGTTCATCTACTGCTGGAACAACGTCAAGGGCTTCAAGGAGTTCTTCCTGAACGCCTGGGCGGCCATCGTGCAGGGCGTGAACAACGCCGCCGACTGGATCAAGAACGCCATCGACAACATCGGCCAGTGGTTCAGCAATTTGGGCCAAAATGCCCTGAACTGGGGGCGAGACCTGATCCAGAATTTCATCAACGGCATCAGCCAGATGTGGGAGAACGCCAAGCGCAAGGTTTCCGACTTCGCCCAGATGATTAAAAACTTCCTGGGCTTTTCGGAGCCCAAGGAGGGCCCACTGTCGAACTTTCACACCTACGCGCCGGACATGGTGGACCTGTTTGTCAAGGGGCTGCGAGACAACCAGCAGCTCGTCGCCAACCAGCTGGCGCGGACCTTCGGTATGCCGGAGCAGGCCCCGCCGGCAGCCGGGACCAGCGCCGGCGGCGGCGGGGCGACCACGTTCACCACGCCGGTGGGCGGCGCCCAGGCCGCGCCGCAGACGCCGCTGCTGGTGCTGGACGGACAGGTGATCGGGCGGGTGTTCTACCCCCACATTCAGGCTGAGGAGATTCGGCTGGGTGTCCAGCTGGCGAGGTGATACAGATGTTTACCATTGACGGCGTAGCGTACGGCGTGAAGTGCACGATCAATCGTGCCGCCGAGGTCCGGGAGAGCGACATCAGCGGCCTGACGCTGGACGGCTCATGGTTCCGGGACATCCTTGGCACCTATTACACCTACGACATCCAGCTGGAAATGCCGCTGAAAAACAAGGGCCGCTATGCCGCCCTGATCGAGCAGCTGACCGAGCCGGTGGACGGCCACGCCTTTGTATTGCCCTACAACACAGAGACCCTGGAGCTGACCGGCAAGGCTTCCGACATCGAGGACGTGTGGAAGCAGCTTCCCAGCGGCTACACCTTCTGGGACGGCCTGAAGTTCACCATCGAGCCCAACGCCCCCACGAAGCAGCAGACCCTCTCCGACGCCATCACCCGCGGCCTGACCCCGCTGCCGGACGTGTACGACGCCGAGATCGGCGACACCTACACCTTCACCGCCGAGGGGTGGGTGGAGGCGTCGGCCTTCCCGGACGCGGACACCACCGCGTATTAAGGGGGTGGGCGCTTGACCTACTACATTGACCTTGAGTGGATCATCAGCATCGACCCCGGCACCGGCGAAGTGGTGATGGGCGGCGGGCAATATCCGATCAAGAACCTGTCCTTATCGCCCCAGGTGGATTTGACGGGGAACTCCATGCCCATCAACCAGTACACCTGCGACGTAATCACCGCCGACGAAATCCCCGTGGACTGCGTCGGACACCGCCTCAGGGACGCGCGCGGCCTGTCCTGGGCCGAATGGCCGTTGACCCACGTGCAGCGCATCGCGGCCAACTGCTGGCGCGTGACGGCCTCATCGTGGCTGTGGGGGCTGCAATACACCGAGCTTGAAGCGAAGATGTACACCACTGAGAGCGCCGCAGAGGCCGTGGCCGAATGCTTCCCGGAGTACAGCAGCGATTACAGCCTCGCCGAGGACCTGCAGGACATCCCCATTCGCGGCTTCTGTCCCGCGCAGACGGCACGGGAGCGCCTGACATGGCTGCTTTTCGTGATCGGAGCCTATGCCGACGACACCTACACCGACGGCGTGGAGATCAAGGCCGTAGACGATACGCCCGCGCTAATCCCGCTGGAGTATACATTCATGCGCCCCGCCGAGGACACCCGGGACTGGGTGACGGGGCTGAGCGTCACCGCCTACACCTTCCGGCAGGGCACCGAAGCGGAGTGGCAGGCCGACGAGAACTCCTTCCAGTTCCCGGTCCCGTGGATTGCCACCCCGCAGAAATTCGACCTGACCAACCCCGACGCCCCGGAGGACGCACGGGAAAACATCATCGAATGGGACGCGCTTTACCTGGTCAACCTCGACAACGTGTCCGGCATACTGACCCGGTTGGCCAAATACTGGTTCAACCCCAAAGAGGTGCAGCTGGACTGCGTCAACAACCACAGCTACAAGCCCGGGGACCTGGTGCAGGCCTACACCGACACCGATCGCATGGTGATGGGCTACGTGCAGCAGATGAACAGCCGCTTCGGGCTGCAATCCCGGTCCACGCTGAAGCTGATCGGGGCCACCGCCGTGACCGGGGCAAAGCTGACCGTGCGCTATACGTACCAGAACGGCATCATCGGCAAGGCGGTGTACTTTCTGCCCGTGGGCCATGCCTACAGCATCGACAACCCGTATATCGACAGGACCGT